TAATCCAATGGGTATGGCGTATGTTATTAGAAGCGATGCAGCTTACCCTCCAGATCCACCTCCACCAGAATGTATAAAAGACTCAGATTGTCCAGATGGGGAAATTTGTGTAGATGGTGAATGTGTTCCTGCCCCAGAATGTATTGACGACAAAGATTGCCCACCTGGCTGGTCTTGTAAAAATGGTGTGTGTGTGCCAGAATGTGAAAAAGATAAGGACTGTCCACCTGGACAGATTTGTAAGGATGGTGTTTGTGTTGACGCCAGTGTGGATCCTTGTGAAGATAAGGAGTTTTGTTACTCGATTGATATTGATTGCTTAAAACGTAAACTGGGCATCTAACTTGTGTTATAATAAAAGGGAACTGAGAGGCATTATGACTGAATTGGTAAACTACTACAACATCACCCCAGAGCAAGTTCAGGAGGAAGTAAACCTCCTGGACCTGCAAAACATCAAACAACTGCCCGTTTCAAGGTCGAAAATTGATGATTTCTACTCTATGTGGCAGCGCTTTGGCCCAGCAGCTGCCAGAACTTACATGATTCCAACTGTTTGGACAGGTAAGAGCCCACTACCTAGTGAGTTTTTTAACACTAATGGATGAAGACACCACATTTGAGCTGCTCTATAAGCCTCCGCATGAAGAGCAGCACCAGAATTTGTCCAAAGTTTTGGATGAAATCATTAAAAGACTTGAAAAAATTGAAAATCAACTAAAAAATCTTAACTAATGGCAAAATTTTTCAGCAAAACTGGCGAATCATTCATCATTCCGCATAAAAAAGTGACCAGACAGGGTGATGGACCACGCACAAAGGTCACAAATCGCAAAAATTCTTCCAAAAGGAAGCTTTCAAGGGGACAAGGTCGCATCTAAATAACAAAAACAGGAGATTTATGTCTAATCAATACCCATATCCTGAGTTTTTACAGGAAACTATGTTTCAGGACCATGGAACCAAGGTTCTTATCACTGATCCAGCAGCAGATAGGCTGCTTGATGAAGCAAAAAAGAGAAACTTGAAGCAAAAGTACCCACAATGGGTACAAGAAGACACAAATTCATAATAAATAAGAGGGTAATCACCCTCTTTTTTTGTGTCTGTTGAACTTAGAAGGACTCAGAGGACGTTTGTAGACCTAAGTCTCGCGTTTGAACCCAATCCAACCACTGGTGACGTGACTTTATTGCTCAATGAGAGAGCAATTAACAACTCACTAAAGAATTTAATCTTATTTGGACCTCAAGAGGTGCCTTTTGACAGAGATATTGGTTCACATACCAGACATTACCTGTTTGATTTGGTTGATCCAGGCACTGCTGGACTGCTTAAGATTGAAATTGAGAGGGCAATCAAGTTTGGTGAGCCAAGAGCTAAGATTGAGAGTGTAAAGGTTGAACCTCAACTAGATCAAAACCATTTTATGGTTACAATCATCTATAAAATTGTGGGATATGATCAAGTGTTTACAGTCAATCAGATTTTGAAACCTACGAGATGAAGGATAAATAAGTGAAAGTAGAAAGAGTGTAATGGCGGGGCCAATAAAACTAACAGAAGTAGACTTTGAGCAGATTAAAACAAATCTGATTGATTATCTCAAGTCTACCAAACAATTTACTGATTATGACTTTGCTGGATCTAACTTGCAGGTCATTCTTAACCTTATTTCTTATCAAGCGCAACTGAATGCTTATACAGCAAACATGGTTGCTAATGAAAGTTTCCTCGCAAGTGCATCTTTAAGAGATAATGTTGTTGAGAATGCAAACATGTTGGGTTATGTGCCAACATCAACTCGTTCAAGTGTTACATTCTTGGATTTTGAGTTTAGATTGAATGCCTCTGACTTCCCACAGGGGTTTCCAGAGTATCTTGAGGTAAGACCTGGTCCTGTAGCATTCACAGGATCCAATACTGGCACCTTCACCTTTAATTTACTTGATGTTCAAGTTGCTGCAATTGTTTCATCTGCTGGTGTTTGTAAATTCCACTCAATCAAGGCGACTGAAGGCGTAAAATCCAGAGCTGTTTTTAATGTTGATAAGTCGGATTACAATCAGAGGTTTATTCTTGACAATCCCAACGTTGATTTAACCACAGTAAGGGTTGAAGTTCAAGAAACCTTAGATCAAGATATTGTTTATAACTATTCACAGGCAAATAACCTCACAGCACTAACCAAAGAGAGTAGAGTTTATTGGATTGAAGAGATTAGAGATGGGAAATATGAATTAACCTTTGGTGATGGTTTTTTTGGAAAGAAATTGGAGGATGGTGCAAGAATAGTAGTTACTTATCTGGTATCATCTGGTCCTCTTGGTAATAACCTTCAGGGTTTAGAGGAGTTTACTTTTGTTGGACAAACCTACGACTCCTTTGGCATCCCAGTGAAGGCAAGGGGAGTTATCACTAAGTCAGAAATGAGCAATAGTGGTTCTGAAATTGAACCAGTAAGTTCAATCAAGTTTAGAGCACCCAAAAGTTATGCAACCCAGAAGAGATGTGTAACTGCTCAGGACTATGAGAATATTATTAGGGAGTTATTCCCTGCTGTTGAGGACATCTACGTCTTTGGTGGTGAAAGAATGGAGATTCCTGAGTTTGGTCGTGTTTATGTTGTTATCAAACCCACCACTGGTGATGCAGTTTCAACAATAACTAAGAATTACCTCAAGAAATCACTTGAACCCTTTAGAATTGGTTCTTTAGACATCAAGTTCATTGATCCAGATGTTGTTAATGTTGAAATTTCATCAACTGTTTATTATGATGAGGCAAAAACAACAAAAGACAGCGGTTCTATCATTTCAGCAGTGAAGGACACACTTGAAAGTTATAAAATGTCGTCAACAGTGTCCAAGTTTGGTGGAGTGGTGAGGTTCTCATCCATTGTTAGTATGATTGATGACTCAGATCCGTCAATCACGAGAAATAACACCAGTTTGATTATGAGAAAAGATGTGAAACCACTGATGAACACTGCTGCATCCTATGAAATGTGTTTCCTCAACGAATTTGTAAGGGATTGTGATAATCCAGTGATTAGATCCAGTGGTTTCCAGTTAGAAATCAATGGTGTTGTTGATGAAAGAATGTTTTACTTTGAAGATGACACCAAGGGTGGCATTAGAACCTATTTCTTCACAGCAGATAACAGGAAAGTGATTGATGAAGCAGAGTTTGGCACAGTTGATTATGAAAAAGGTGAAATTAGACTTGGATATCAGAATCCAGTGAAGATTGTGAATGTAGATAATGAGCATTCACTTGTTTTTGTAAGAGTGATACCAAAATCACAGGATGTGGTGGCAACAGAAACCCTTTTCCTGTCACTCGACATTTCTGAATCACCTATTGGTGCTGCACCTGATAATAATATCGCTAAACTCCAATGACAGACAAGATTGTTTCCCCATCAACCCTTGTAGATTCAACTTTACCCAATTATATTGTTGAACAGTATGAAAGGTTTGTTAGGTTCTTTGAAAGGGCAGATGAAAGTGAAGAGAGGGTTGGTTTTTCGCAAGACTTGCTCCAGAACCTTCTGAAATACAGGGATTTTGATGTTTTCAGCAAACCTTTACCTGAAACATCAAAATTAATGCGCAATTTGTCTGCGAATAGCATTTCGCAGAGCATTGAACTCGATAGAGAGATTAAAACAAACAGGAATGAGTCATTTTTTGAAGAAACTCTACAAACTGATGTTTTACCCATCAGACAGCAACTAAGACTCACTGCAAGTCCAGAAGATGATAAGTTATTGCTTATGAATGGGGATGGATTCCCTGATGAAGATGGTGTTTTGCTGATTGGTGATGAAATTATACTTTACAGATACAGAGAGGGCAATTTTTGTTACAACTTGGAGAGAGGTTGCTCTGGAACAACAGTTTTAGGTAATCTAACCACTGAATCAACTTACAAGAACACAGTTCCTGCAGATCACTATGTTGATGATGAAGTTGTTAACCTGTCTGGGTTATTTCTTACTGCAATGTTGGATATTATCCATAAAACCTTTGCAGAACCTATTGATGCAACAAGAGTTCATCCAGAAATTAACAGAGGTACACTATTAAAGAAAATCAAGGATTTCTTCCAATCTAAGGGAACAAAATTAGGAATCAAGGCACTCTTCAAGATCTTTTTTGCTGAAAATGATGTTGAGGTGTTTTATCCTGGTGATAGGATGATTACCCCATCCAAATCCACCTGGTATGAGGGGATGTTGTTGAGATTAGTGCCTGCACCAGTTGCAGTATCAGATCCTGAGTATCCTTACATCACACCAGATAAAATGATTGGTTGTGAGATGGAATTGAAGTCATATAATGATGATAACATCTATGGCCGCATTTATGTTGATTATGCTTCATATTATGAATTCAATGATGATACTCAATATGAGATTTTTGTTGAGAAGGATAAAATTGCTGGTAACTCTCTTGCTAACCCCAGAACAAGACTCACCAGAAACCTTTATATGTATGGAACAGATGATGATGCGGTTGATGTTGATACTATCACTGTAGAAACCACTCTGGGCTTCCCTGACAGTGGTGTTCTCATTATTGAGGGTGAAGCTATCAGATATGAGTCAAAGTCCTTCAACCAGTTTTTTGGTTGCTCTCGTGGATACATTGGCGCTGATGCACCTCATGAAATTGGAACATTTGTATATGGTCCTTATTTTTATGAAGGTTACATAACAGATTCAGATGGTATTGTCCATGCTTCAAGGTCATTTCCTCTTGGGTTGGTTAAGGATGTTAATATAAAGGATCAGGGACTGTTGCACAGGCTTGATGATTTTGTTTACCCAAATGGTCCAGGTAGAATTGAACCAAGGGAACCAATGCTGGAAGCATTGAAAGAAAACTATGAGGAGTGGCTGGTTACAGTAAATGATAGAGTCAATGCTAAAGAGTTTTTAGGTAATACCACTCACGGCATTAGTAGCATTTATTTTGATGATGATTATGCTTATGTGGCGTCATCAAACCTCCCATATAACCCAATCAGATCCTTTATGAGGAACACTGATAGGTATGGACTTGGTGGTGAGGGAGATGGAAATGCTGACATCATTAATATTGAAACACCAGATAAGGGGCAGAATGTTGGTAAACACATGAGACGTTTCAGGGGATTGCACGCATTCCCACGTCGTGATACAATCAAAGAGAATGAGCAGATTATGGACAAGGGCACAGGTCCTATTGGTTTATTTGTTGATGGTGTTCCTGCCTACAGTAATAACTCCCCCTACACTCTTAAGCAGGGGTCTGTGAATTCAATTGATGTCATTGAGCAGGGTGAACAATACATCACACCTACCCTTGTTATCAATAATAAAAAGTTAGAAGCAAAGTTTAAGATTAGGCAGGGGCATATCATTTCTGTAAAACCAAAAGAGGATGTTAATTATAAGAATGATGTTGACGCCAGAATTTCAACTGGTGAGGGTGAGCAGTTAAAATTCAAATATGATAAGTTTGGTAGAATCAGAGATGTTGAGATTGTTGATGGTGGTAAGTGGTACCATGATACTCCAGTTCTAACAGCTGTGGATGCCTCTGGAAGAGGTAAGGGGGCTGTGTTTGGTGTGCAGGTTAATAATGGTAAAATCAAGAGTGTAGAGATTGTTTACTCTGGTATTGATTACGATCCTGATACCACATATGCAAAGGTTGTACCTCAGGGTGAGGGTGCTGAGATTGAGGCAAATGTGCAGTATTGGACCTTTGATAGATTCTTTGAAATCTATCACAGCTCTGATTGGAGATTTGACAAGCACAATGGAGGTTTCTTGTATGAAGACAAAGATAAGTTAAAAAGAGATTACGCTTATATCAACCTACCAAAACCTCTGTATCACAGATATAATGATGAAATCACATATGGTGAAGTAAATCACTCATCAATTATGGGTTGGGCATATGATGGGTGTCCCATCTATGGACCTTATGGATTCCTGAACAAAAAGAACGCTGATGATGGGTTTATCCAATACAGAAGTGGATATGTATTGCGCAAAAACAGAAAATCAGCAATTCCTGGTGGTGGAAACACCAAAGCAACTGATCCCCCACTGAAATCAGATTACCCAATGGGTAGTTTCATTGAAGATTACAAATATAGTGTAGATGATGCAATTGATAAGTTAAAGGTTCGTAAGTTATTAAATTCTGAAATTCCACAGAGAATCGCAACTCATAATTCAGAAAATATTGCAACTGGTAAGTTTCCTCCCTTCATTGATGGATTCCCTGCTGGACTTTTGGATGAATACAATTCCACCATTTGCAACACACCAGAATTCCCTGAATCTCTTTATCCTGATGGGGTTCGTGTTTATTTCCTTACTGTTGATTCAAAGTATAAGCCTGAGTTTCCTTATATCATTGGTACAACATTTGCCCAAAGACCACTATCTCAAAACATCAACATTGTTGGATTTGATGCTGTTGACCCCATTGCAAGACTCAGTTTTGAAACCTATACTGGATATGATGATACTCCTCTAACTTTTGATTACTCATTTGCTGAGAGGTATAGAAACCCATATCTCACATCAACTAAGGAAGAGTTATCAATTGAAGTTGCAAGTTGCCTTGATGGTTCAGTAAGTGAGGTTTTGGTTCAAGATGGTGCACCTGATACTAATAAGGTTGGAGATCATGTTTACTTTGAGGATACAGCAAGCGGTGGTGGAGCAGACGCACTGATTTCCTTTGTAAAAGGGGAAGATGTTATTAATGCTGAAGGATCCAACATTATAACATATGTTATTTCCCACGAACAAATTATTAATCTCAATTCTTGTATAACCACAACTGCTGATGGTAAAGAGGAGGTTGATGTTTGGGAGTTGGTGTTTAGAAGAGGGACAATCATCACCACACCAACTGGTGCCTCTGCTGTTGTTTCAAGATATGCAAGAAAGGATAGAGTTTTGTATGTGAAAACATTTACAAAGATTCTTATTGATTTTGGTGACTCATTTAGAGACGAACTGGGTTATCTTGTTAACATTCCTAAAATTCAAAGAACTCTTCTTGATTCAACTGTTCCATTTGAGTTAATAACAGAAAATGAACAACCAATTATTCAAGCACAATCTAAAGTGATTGAAATTGGTACAGGTTCTGCTTTGGTAACACCCAGTAACATGTTGATTGAAAGTGAAGACACCAAAGTCTTTGAATTATTTGAAAGAGCAGAAAAAGGTGATCTAGATTATGACTATGAGGGACTTCACACTTACTTTGGTTTGATTGGAACTGACACTGACATTGAGGATGTAAAAGCTGGTGATTTGTGGTGGTCTACACAAACTGGTAGGTTGTACATTTACTTTGTTGATGAGGATGACACTGGGTCTTGGGTTACAACACAACCATATGCCACCATTCCTATGGAGGGTGCTCTGGATGAAGTTCCAACTAATTCAAATAACGCTCCAGCACTTATCTCTGTGCCCCTGAGAGAGAATAAAGTTAGTATCTCTAACAGAGCCCCATCTCAGAGAGCGAATGGCAGTATGATGCAATATGGAGACCTCTGGTGGTCTCCTCACACTGCATTCCTTTATATGTGGTTTGAGGATCAGTGGGTGTGCACAGACCCCAATGGTAAGTTCCCCACAGAGGATGCCTTAGACCTTCCCAACTTCTACACTCCTGAGAGGAATCATCCCTGGAATCATATCTATGAAACTTCTCAGAGGGTTATGATCTCACTGAAGGCACCAAAGTTATTACCAGACGGTAGTCCTTTAGAGCAAGGAGTGCTTTGGTGGTCTCCAATCACAGGTAAGATGTACATTTATTTTTATGATGGAGATTCCATTGATTGGGTGATTACTAACCCTGTTGCTATGATGCCTAACAAGTATGCTCTTGATACTTCAGGCACTGATGGGGAAGGTAATGATTATGTGCCCATCAAACCTGGTCCCATCCTTCCTCCTGGAGAGGATGAAAATGATTTGTTAGATTTAGCAAGACGCAACTACATTTGGTTTGAGCAACTTCAACACTTCTTTACTTCAGATAAGATTAGATTCTACTCAGGAGCCCCAGGTTCAAATGTAGAGGATGCTAAGATTGTATCCATTGCTGAAGGTGGTGCACCTGCCTGTGCAGTGGTTAAGAGAGGAGACCCATTGATTCCACTCCTCTTAGATGGCACACCAACATATAACAAAACAAGATATATGTTCTCTGTGAAAACAAATGGACCTCATAATATCCGTAAGGGGGACACAGTTCACATTGACAAATCAGTGCATGAGGACCTTATTGGCTACCACACAGTTATTTCTGCTGGTGTTGTTGAACCAGCAGTAGCTAAAACTACTGTGCACAGAGGTAAGGTTATTGATGTTGAAATCATAGATCCAGGAAAGTATTATAAGAATGATTTTTATATCTCTTTCTATGGTGGAGGTGGAGTTGGTGGTTATGCACTGTGTGAGGTTGACCCTCTGGTTTATGGAGGTGGTATAAACAAGATTACCGTTATCTATGGTGGTATCAACTACAGAAGAGAGGCAAAGATTATTTGGCCTGAGGATGTTAACAATGATGAATTTAGTTTCTACACTGATCAATTGTTTGGTGAAGACAACAAACTTGAGTATTCAACTAATTCAAAACTTGCAGAGAATGAAGCTTCAATGATTGAAGTTTTATCTGGTGGATATCAATTTAGAGATATGCCCAGTGTAATTGGAATCTATAAGAAAGAAATTGATAGAGCAATAACCAACATCACAATGGAAGGCACAACCATCAAGAAGGTTGACATTGAATATGGTGGATCCAGATACACCAACCCCACTGCTGTGTTTGCTGATAGGACTGGACAGGGTTATGGTGCCGCTGCTGATGTAACTGTTACTGATGGGGTTGTAACTGATATTACAGTTACTGACCCAGGAACACTTTATGTTGAACCTATCCTTACATTGGTTGAAGCAGATGGTAAGTTTATCTCACTAACCAATGACATTGGTAGGTTAAAGGCAATGGATGTGATTGATCCAGGTAGAGCAATCTCACCAGACAGATCACTGAAACCAGAGTTGATGGTAACAACCAAGGTTGTCCTTATGGATGTTACTGGTGCATTTAATCAGGGTGATGTGGTTAGACAAGGTAATAGTAGGATTGATCAAGTTACAGCAACTGTGTATTCTTATGATGAGGAAAGGCAGATTCTGACACTTGATAATGTTGAAGGCAAAATCAAAGTTGGACAAAACATTGTATGTGAAGATACAAAGGTAAGGGGAGAGGTAGTTCTAAGTGGTCAGTGTGATGCAAGGTGTGTGGTTGAAGGTATTTCATCTCCAAGAGGGGATTTCCTTGATGATACATCTAAACTGAGTGAATCTTTCCCTGTCATTCAAGACTCTTATCTCTATCAGTGGTTCTCATACGTTATCTCCTCACCTATCAACCAGATGAGATATAAGCATGTTGTTGATAAAGTTATTCACCCATCAGGCTTCATTATGTTCTCTGATCTCACAATTCACTCTGACACCATATCACCAATGCACGCTGAAGATGTTGTTTTTCTAAAATAAATAACTAAAAATACTAATGGCTACTATAAACACTAATGATGCCAGAACAAGAAACGCTAGCAACTTCCTTGATTCCTTAAACGACTCTGAAGGAAATGCAAGAGCGTATTTTTTTGTTGGTAAACCAACACCTTGGAGGATTGATGCAGATCCTCCTGCTCCAACCAATAACTTTGATGAAGTAAATCAAGTCCATGATGAGATGTTATCTCTGAAAAGGATTCAAAACATTGATGCCCATTACATGATTCCAAGAGTGAAGTGGACTTCTGGTGTGGTGTATGACATGTACAGGCACGACTATTCAATGGTGAATAGGAGTCACTCTGGTGCTAATAACTTATTTGATTCAATCTATTACGTGTTGGCAGAGAACAATTATGTTTATGTTTGTTTGGACAATAATGATAATAGGCCATCAACAGTAGAACCTCAAAATATGTCAGATGCTCCATTTAAGACATCTGATGATTATCAGTGGTTACGTTTGTATAAAGTGAATGTGAATAGACGTAATAACTACTCAACAAACAATTACATTCCTATTGATAATCATGATGTGCATCATGGGGTTCCTGGTGCAATCCATACTGTTGTAGTTAATGAGAGTGGTTCAAGATATACAGCAAACCCTGATGGTCCCATTGCTAAGGTTGCAGATTACTTCTGTGACATTACAGGGGATGGTGAAGGAGCAGTAGCAAAAGTCAGAGTGAGGAGTGGTAAAATTACTGAGGTTAAGGTTGTAAGACCAGGTAGAGGATATACACATGCTAAAGTTGATTTCAATAAGAATAGGGTATTCAAAGGATTGAAGCAACTTGATGATAAGAGAAATCCACTTGATCCAGAAGGTGATGGTAGGTTTAGTTCTACTGTAATCATTGGACCTCCAGGTGGTTGGGGTTATATTCCAAATGAAAGAATTTCTGAAGGAGATAATGAAAGGTTGACTGTTGATCAGTTAGCAAGGCAGTTGTCATCAAGGACTGTTGGTATTTTCACAACCATCAAATATGATTTAAATGACTTTTTCCCTGATGCAACCTTTAGGCAGGTTGGCATTCTTTCAGATCCTGATGTGTATGATGAGTATCTGAATAATGAAACATTATCCGCAGTCCATGCTCTGAAGGTAACCACAGTTAGTGGTCCAGATGATTTTATTATTGGGGAACAAATTAGGCAAATTGTCAGAAACCCTGATGACATCTACAGAAGAAGAGCACTTGGAACAGTGGTAGGTTGGGATCCTACAGAAGGCATTGTGAGATACATCCAAACAAGAGACAACACCAGTGTTGATGGGAATGTTTATGAACTTGAGGTAGGGAAAAATGTTACAGGTATGTTGAGTAGGAAAGTTGTTGATATTGAAGATTTTGATGGTGAATTAACTGGACTAACATTTTTAAGAGGTATGTCAGAACCAGAATTTAGAAAACATTCTGGTTACATTACATACCTGGCAAATGTACCTCCCATTGAGAGGAACCCAACTCAAAGTGAGAGAATTAGCCTCACAATTTCATTCTAAATAACCCTAAAGAGCGTCGAAAGAATGCCTGCACAAAATAATTTGAATGTACCTCCTTATAATGATGATTGGGATCCCCTCAAGCATTTTCACAGGGTAATGTACAAACCTGGATATCCTATCCAGGCAAGAGAATTAAATCAGGGACAAGCAATCCTTCAGGACCAGATTGAGCAACTCGCTGGTCACTTTATGAAGGATGGTGATATGATTACTCCTGGTGAGTTTTCATTAACCAACCCTGCAAACTATGTAAAGGTATCAACCATCACGAATGGTTCTAAAGTAGAAGAATATATTGGTTATCATTTTGTCGGCGTCACCTCTGGTGTTAAGGCGAAGGTTATTCACGCTGAACCTAAGACTGACACTGATGACGCAACATTTTATGTCATTTATGAGGATTCTGGTACAACCTCTGAGTATAAAAAGTTTTTAGAGCAGGAAACTCTTGAGAGTGACACTCCCCAAAACTACACTGCAAAAGTGGGAGTTAATGAAGTTGCTAAACCTATTACATCTCCTGCTGTTGGTGTTGGTACTCTGTTTAATGTAACAGAGGGATCTTATTATGTCAATGGTTTCTGTGTGAGAAACACATCACAGATTATTACTCTTGATAAGTATGGCACTCGTCCAAACTACAGAGTTGGTTTTATTGTAAGAGAAGAGTTTGTAAACTCCTCTGAAGACCCATCTCTGCTTGATAATGCTCAGGGATACTCTAACTTTGCTGCTCCAGGTGCAGACAGACTCAAGATTACTTTGACTCTTGAGAAACTGGAACTTGGTGCTCAGGATCCTAATTTCATCACACTTGCTACAATTCAGGGTGGTCAAATCCTTGGTAAGTATGACCAAACCATCAAGTGGAATTGGTTATATGATATTCTGGCTAAGAGAACTCATGATGAGTCTGGAAACTATATTGTAACTGACTTTGCAATCAAACCCCTTGAGTATCACAACTCTGATGGTGTTGATGGTGTTTGGGATGCAGATCCAGAGACTGGTGAGTATCCTCCTGTTCCTCGTTCATCAGTTACTGAGAACCTAACCTTTGATCAGGCAAATGCTTTACTCTCCATTAGAGTGGATCAAGGTTTAGCATATGTGATGGGTTATGAGGTTGGATATTCTCACCCCTTCTATGTTTATGGAAATAAGGCAAGAAACCTTAACTTCATTGAAAACAATTATCTTCAGATCACTGAAGGTCATAATGTAACAGTTACTAATGTATTTGGTAATCCAAACTTACAAAACATCAGGTCAGCGATTGAAACACAAGCGTTTGCACCAATAACTGTTTACAGGAATTTCCTTGATGGTCATACTGGTGATTCTGTTAATGATTTGGGTATCCCATTAATTTATGGACAGGAACCATCAACAACAGTAAGTTTCATTTGTGATGGCACTCCAAGCCCAGATCAAGTGTCCAATGGTGTGGTTGTTTTTAGTAACAATAACAGTATTGTAGTTACTCAGGCAAGTGAAGAAGTTCAGATTGCAAATACTATTGGGGGTGTTAATGTCCTCTCTAAAGTTATTTCTAAACCAAGACCCTCTGGTGTTGTTCATCCCAGATATTTTTATCCAAAGATTCAAACCTTTGGTATGAATGATGACAATAATGAGTTTTATGGAACCAACTCAGCCTTTAAGTTAGGTTTTGTGAATTCAACCTACTTCACTGAACTCTTAACTGTAAGTTCTGAGGGTGATAATAAGATTGAGAATAGAGGTATTGAATGGAAAGTTGGACAGCAGGTTTTTGGTGAAACCAGTCAAACCTTTGCAACAGTTGAGGAAGGATCAGATGAAAATATCTTGATTGTTTCAAATGTGATTGGTCAGTTTATCAATGGTGAATATATTTCACAGGTTGCTAAAGACCAATCCAACCAGAACAAAAAGAAGCGTGCCAGACTTGCTTTCGAGAATGAAATTATTGAGTTTCAGTTTTTACAAAAGCAAAATCAAGCACCAGACAAAATAATTGCGAAATCTCTTGGTCAGACAATCGTATTGAAGAAGGATCGAGGTCACTATGTTAAAAGAGATGACAAAATTGTACCAACCAAAAAAGGTCTAAAGAGGTTAAATAACTTCCCCTTCAATGCAACTGTTACTGGTGTGCCCAGAGTTGATGTTGGAATTTTTGATGATGCGGACACTCAAATTGGTTATGTTGTTTATGCACCTGGTAAGATTACCAACACAATTCAGAAAGGCAAATCTTTCTTCTCAAAATTCTCAGATACTGCATTAGATGCTTTCAGTGCAGATATCTCTGTAAACAACAATGTTGATGCAGAGGTGTTTGATATTGCTGATAAGTCACTTTTCACTGGTAAGCAAGGTCAACATTGGATTACTTGTGACAACTTTAATGGTGATCCCAGCAATGAATTGGTGGCTGGTGATATTGTTACACTGGTTGATGATGAAGGTATTGATGTTAATGCGGTTGTGATGTTTGTCACTGCTCCAACAGGTTATGGTGACAAGAGAGCAAAGAGTAAGATTTATTTCACAACCACATTTGATAATAATGTTACAGGTAAAACTGTCCAGAGGATTAGACTCAATATCAAAGGTAGAGAGGACGAACATCTACTCTTTAAGTTACCAGCAACAACAGTATCCACTCTCCAAAGTAACCCAGAAAGGACTAGAATTAACTATCAGGTTGTAAGACAGTTTGTGAGTACAGTTGAAGACTCAGGTGGTGGGAATGTTAAATCAATCATTCTCACAACCTCAAGAGAGAATGAGGTATTTGCTACAGATCCAAGTAAAGTTGTGATTAGTTATATTGAGCAAACTGATAATAATGATTCTGCTGGTAGACAAATAGTTGTAAAGCAAGTTAGAATTACTGGTGAAAACAATAACAGAGATGCAGAGTTTATTTTTGATACAAGTGATGATCCAAACTCACAAGCAGGATTGAAACAAAGTGGAATCCTTAAAATTCTTGCTCCGGTAAATGTTTCTGATGCCCATCCCAGACTCAAGATTAGAAGAGACACCACCAACAACCCACTAACCATTGATCTTCCTAATAAACAACTTACTGGTTTATTGTCTGCTGATGTTAAAAACCCAATTAACTTTGTGTATCCATTGGGGTTAGTGGATGTTTACAGGATTAATGCAGTCACAATCAATGCTAAACCAGGTGAACCTGGTGCAGTTGACATCACCCAAAACTTTATNCTTGATGATGGACAAAGAGATAGTTACTACGACGTCTCAAGACTTGTACTTAAAGAGGGAATGCCAGTNCCNACTAAAGAGATGTTTGTGGATTGTAACTACTTTGAGCATGGAGAGGAGGGNGATTTCTTCTGTGTGGATTCCTATACTCATGATAAAGGTGTGTTCTATGATGAAATTCCTGTATACACACCTGGAAGAACTGTTCCCACTGCAATCAACGAGAAATCTCTCAATAGAATTGAGTTAAGAGATTGTGTTGACTTTAGACCTAAAGTAGCAACTGACAGTAAGATCGCAACAATCACAAAAGCAACTGCTGAAAATGCAATCAATTTCAAAGATGTCAATTATGACAGTGACGCATTTGCTCCCAGGATTCCTGTGAGTGGAAGCACTTTCCAGTTTGATATGTCATACTATCTCCCAAGAGTTGACTCATTGTTCCTTGAGAAAACAGGCAAGTTGATTCTGACAGAAGGTAATGCTGCTGCTAAACCAAACCCACCAGCAGATATGACGAATGCAATTCGTCTGTATGACCTTCATCTTCCTGCTTATACCTTCTCTGTTAATGATATTGAAATCAAGAAGTTTAATTATCGTCGTTACACGATGGCAGATATTGCAGTTCTTGATAGAAAGATTGAAAACCTTACAGAACTTGTAACTCTCTCCCTGCTTGAGCAGAGTGCTCTCAATATGAATGTAAGGGATGCTGTTACTGGACTTGATAGATTTAAGAATGGTATTGTTGTTGATAGTTTCAGAAATCATGGCAATGGTGATACTGGAAACAGAACATACAGATGCTCCATTGATAACAAACTTGGGCAACTGCGTCCTCCATTCTTTAATGGACAGGTTGAGTTAGAGGAGAGAAACTTCACTGACAATCAAAGGAAGGCAGATAATTATGTGGTGAATAATGGTATTGCAACCTGTGAGTTTACAAGTATTGACTTTTTAGAAAACCCACATGCCACAACCAGTGTCAATCTCCAACCTTATAGTGTATTCACTTACAAAGGTGATTTAGCACTGAACCCTTCAATTGATACTTTCTCTGACGTCAATACTTTACCCAAACTGGTTATTGAAGATAACTCAGTTTATGATGCAATGGTTAACATGGTTGACGGTTTGAACGAGTCTGGTATTGGAACTGTATGGGGTGATTGGGAGACAGTATCAACTAATACAACCTCACAACAAAGAACTTCTGAAGAGGGTAGAGCAACTGTCACTGTCACAGAAACCACCACATCTGTTACTGAATCAAGAAACCAAACCACAACAACATTCAACGTGAGCACAGGTGCTGTTGTTGAAACCTCTTATGGTAGCAGAGTCACTGATGTGCAGTTAGCAAAGACGATGAGGTCAATCCCCATCAGAGTTACTGCTACAAGAATGAAACCCAATACTAGATACTATGTGTTCTTTGATAACATCAACTGCTCCAGTTGGTTTAATGCCGATAAGAAATCCAAGGATTATCCAGATAAACTAGAAAGATATCCAGCATCTTCTGGTGAGATGACTTCCATCAGACCATCTGATCAAGAAGGATTTGGTGGAGAAATTACAACTGATGCAGTTGGTAACCTCTTTGGTATCTTCTTGGTTCCTAATGGTAGACCACCTGTTGAGGGAAGTAAGTTTACAACCTTGAATAGGGTTGAGTATCAGGGAAGTGGAGATACTCGTTCCTTCAACACTGGTTCGAGAATTATGAGACTCTCCACCAGTGAAACCAACTCACTGGATGAACAAGAGTTAGAAGGTTATGCAGAAACCTCTTTCACTGCAAGTGGAGTCATTCAGGACAAGCAGGAAACCATTGTTTCTACAAGACTCCCTGAAGTTACAAGTTCTTCAAGAATTACAGACACACAAACTCAAACCACAACCAGCACAGGAATTTCTGATGTTGATGTTGAAGTGAGAGGACCTGATGTTATTGAAACTGTTGTTGAGAAAGAAACAATTGTAGAGAGAGAAACCATTGTTGAAGTACAAGTTCCTCCTGAACCAGAAGAGGATGATCCTGTTGCACAAACATTCCTGATTGATAAAACTAATCCCGATGGAGTGTTTATTACAGAACTTGAGGCATACTTCAAAACAAAGGATGATACACAATCTGTGATGGCATACCTTGTGAGCACTGATGGTGGAGTTCCAACTAAAAAGATTCTCCCACACTCTAAGGTTGTGTTGCAACCAGATACACGTCTGAGAATCAGGTGCGAATTGCCCTCTGGAACTGATTCCATTGCTGTGAAGTCAGGTTTCACCATTATTGGTGAGACATCTGGGGCAACAGGTGTGGTGAAATCCACTGTTGTGTTTGAGTCTGCTAGGACAAACGCAAACAAAAATGTAACCAATAATGTTTATAACTTACTCCTTGATAACCATCTTGGTGAGTTTGTTCCTGGTGAAATCATTACAGTTCAGGATCTCAAGGGCGTTCAGAAGCAAACTGTCTTTGTGATTTGTGAGGATGAGGTTAAGATTTACAGAGTTGATTTGAAGAATCTTGGAACTAAGTATGATGAAAACACAACTGTTGAGTTCTCAACACCAGAACTTCCTGGTGGTGTGACTGCAACAGGACATGTAAGAGTTGCTCCCATCATCAAGGCACCAAGAACTGAATATGTAACTGAAGATGGTTTCTATACAAATGGTCAGGTGTTTGAGATTGTCCTTGATGACCCAGGTTCAGGTTATGTGAGAGTTCCAGAAGTAACCATCAATGGTGAGGGTGGCAATGCTGAGGCAATTTGTAGAACCAAGAAGGGTAAACCTGGTGTGAAGATGGGTGTTGCAACATCTGAAGATGGAAGTGCCCCCACCCTGTTTAGATTCAAGGCACCTGTTTATTGTGTTGGCGAAACAGAATATGCCTTTGTTCTTCATTCACCAAACTCAATTGAATATAGAGCATTCACCTCAAGACTTGGTGATGACATTATTGGCACCAAGACAAGAGTGACACAACAGCCCTCACTTGGTGCACTCTTCAAGTCACAGAATGGTGGTTTGTGGACAGAAGATCAAACTCAGGACATCAAGTTTAAACTCAGGAGAGCAAGTTTCAGAGTTAATACCTCATCCACTATTGTGCTCAACAATGCCCCAATGGATGACTTCAAGTTGAGAAGGGATCCCATTTCAACTAATGCCACAGCTGGTTCAAATAAAACAAGGGGTGTGTTTGGAAGTGATCCCACTATGGTTCAGGTTAAGTTCCCATTCCATGGACTCAAACCTGGTGATTTGGTTGCAATTGATGGTGTGGTTCCAATTGGTTCTGGTAATGATCTTGGTGGAATTCCTATTGAGGAATTAAATACACTTCATAGAGTTCAGTATTGTGACCTAGAGAAGTTCTACATCAAGACATCCACAGGTTCAACTGAAACCATCAATGGAGGTGGAGATAAGGTATTCAGTTCGAGGAGTTATCCTTATGAGGTGATTAATGTAACTACAGGTGCAATGGCATTTGGAGATTCACTAATTGGTGTTACTAACAGATCTACCCAATCAATGGGCACCTCCGTCATCACAACAGACTTTAACAATACTGAAGCCAGATACAATGGAGATAGACACTTTACACTTGATGTTGAAACACCAATCAATATGCTCCAGTCTCTGTATTATAATCAACCAATGGTTGTTGGTAATAATCTGAATGAATGTAATTACAATGATGCACTTCATCTTGGTGGTGAGAAATCACTGAAGACAATTATCAGAATGAGCACCCTATCCCCAAGAGTTACACCAGTTATTGACTTGGAGAGAACAAATGCAAATGTGATTACTAACCTTGTTGATAACCCTAACAGACTTTCCAAACAGTATGGACCTACAAGCAATGTGGTGAGTTTCAATTCACCTGTTGATGTCGTTGCTGGACAATCACTTGTGTTGGATGACACTGAAGTTTTTGTGAAGGCAGTTGATTTTGATAAGAAGTCTCTCCTTCTTCATTCTGAACCTGGAAGAACTTTCAGTGAGGAGAGCATTTTTGGTGATGAAACACTCAACCTGAATGGAATTGTTTCCATTACAAACAGGAATGCTGAACTTTATAATGATGAAACTGATAATGTTGGAAGTGTTTATTCTAAGTGGTTATCTAAACTCTTTATCTTTGAAAACACTTGTGATGGTGTTGAGGTTAAGATTAGCGCAATCTTCTATAATGTAAGTGACATTAGACTTTACTACAAACCAAGAACTGTTGGATTTGATGGTGATGTTACAACTCTCCCCTGGATTCCATTCAACCCAACTGGAACACTTCCAAATGAAGTAAGGAGAGTGAAGGAAGATAACACAGTTGTTGAACCAGGTGACACTGATTATGATACTACATTACCTCTGTTNCAAACACCTGGACTCCCNAACAATGTNGAGCTAATCAAACCAAGATCCAATGATAGTGTTGATCCCAACCTTATCAAGGGAAGTGAGTGGCAGTCTCTTACATTCTCCGCTCAGGACATTGCAAAGTTTGATGCAATTTCAGTGAAGATTGTTATGTCTTCCTCCAACCCTGCAACTGCACCAATCATTGATGACATGCAACTGGTTGCAAGTGAATAATAAATAAGATTATGAAACACAAAGTCGAAGGTTACGCAAATCTCTACAAAGATGTTGACACTGGGGTCATTGTAAATCGTGAGTCCAGTGATCGTGACAGATACAGAATTGCTAAGCAACAATCTCTACAAACCATTGAATCATCCAGTGAAATCAAGAGGTTGTCAGATGAGATTGATGAAATCAAATCATTACTAAAACAACTGATTAACAAATAATGGCTATTAATTTTCCACCAAATCCAAGAGATAAGGATATTCATATTGATCCTGCCTCTGGACTGAAGTACATATTCAATGGATCTGTTGGTGGTTGGGAAGCAGCCATTCAACCACCAGTTATAATCAAGTCTCCAGATGCTCCTGATTTGGAGTTAGAGGGTTTCCTTTGGTGGAAAGATTTAGATGACACTCTCTACATTTACAGAGGTGGAGATTGGATTCCTGTTCTTGGACAGCAACCTCCTGTTATTTGCTCACCAGAACCCCCTGAGAACCCCAAGGAGGGAGCTCTGTGGTGGCATTCTGATGATGGTGGTGGTGATTTATATGTTTATTATGTGAGTGAGCCTGAACCTGGTTCTGGGGGCATTGGTGTTGGTTATTGGGTTCCCATTACAACTAAAATTTCAGGTGGTGGTGGAGCACTCGTGTCTGCTGGTCCTCCTCTTTATCCTACTGATGGGACGTTGTGGTTTAACACAGGAGAAAATCCACCAACCTTATATGTTTGGGATGCAACCAAATCGGATTGGGTAGTAACAACTTCTCAGGATAGTGGGGTAAACACCATTACGGTAAGTGGAGCTTTAACTATTGATGGCAATAGAAACACCACTTCAACTACATCAACTCCAACTTTAAGTATCGTTGATGCAACTAAGGGAAGAAAGGGTGCTTGCACTTATGCTGATCCAGATGATTCGAGTGATGACGACAGAGATGATAGAGCAGTTTCTACTTCATATCTTAAGGCAAAGGGTATTAAATTAATTAGAGAAAGTAGTGCTGGTGAATTAAACTTAGTTGGTTCAATGACTCTGTGGGCAGGTAAGAACCCCCCTGTTGGATACCTCAGATGTAATGGTGATTTAGTCCCTAATGGACTTGGCACAGTACAGAACATTGAAGCAGATTTCAGTCAGTTGTATAACTTATTAGAAGATGCCCATGGTCTTATGGGGCAGCTTCCTGACACAGCAGATATGTTTGATGTGAGTTTAGATTATTTCATCAAGTACTAATAAATAACCAAAAAGGTAAAGATGGCATTCAAGGAAATTCACTTCCCATCAAATGCAACTAAGGGACAAGAGTATGTTGAACCACTTAACAGTGTACTCTATATTTTTGATGGAGTGAAGTGGGATGTGAAAACTAATGGTGTGGATTCTACAACACCATCTGGGTATTGGGATAGGGATACTCCTGGTGAGTATCTTGTTCCTTCATCTGAGGATGATTATATCATGGTGAATGGAATTAAGTTTGATCTCATTGAGGAAGCACCATAATGGAAATATTGAGTCAAGTTAATTTGAGTGCTACAACTGGTAATACATTTTCTCAACTTTTTACACTTAAAAATCCAGATAAAACTGCAAGAGATTTAACAGGGTGCAGTTTTAGTGGTCATGTTGCTAAACATGCAGGAGCACTTGATGTAATTGAAACTGAATTGCCAGACAACCCTGTTTACAACTTCATTCCTCTTATAGTTGCTGTAGAGAGTGCCACTGAGGGAACCTACAGGTTGTTTATGTCTTCTGAATCAACATCACAATTAAAGGAAGGCAAGTATGTTTATAGTGTTACAATGACTGATCCCAATGGAACTAAAACTCAGGTGTTACAGGGGTTGTTTTTTGTAGACTTTGGATTAGAGTTGTCATAAAATAAATAAAAATAAAGGGGTTGTATGGCGACACTCAACGATGTATTAATTACAGAATTACCAAGGATAGACACTTGGTCATACGATGATTTAATTGTAATTGATACTAAACTTCCTGGTGCTGATAGGTTTGAAACTAATGCGATTACTTGGGGACACCTTACTGGTGTTTATCCTCCTGGTGGTGGTGCTGGTGGTGGAGATGAAATCGATAATGAGATTATCTTAAGAGGTCAGGTTAAGTTTCTAGATGGCACAGAATTACAACCATCAATCACTTTTATTAATGACGACAACACAGGTTTTTACAGACCTGGAAACAACACAATTGGATTCACCACGGGGGGTACAACCTGTGCTGTGATGAGGGGACAAAAGATGGGCATTGGCACCACTACCCCTGATGATAAACTTGAAATTAATGAAGGCAACCTCAGAGTTACACTTGGGATTGATAAGAATGCAATTATTGTTGGTTCCTCAACTAAAAACCTTGGTGGAGATCCAGCAATTAGAGTTCCTGGAAAATTCCCTCTTGTTTTCCTAACAGACAATAAGGAAAGATTTAGAATCAATCATAAAGGTGCCTTTGGATTGCCAATCAATAATAATACTACCAGTAATTATGGTAACCCAGGTGAGGTAATGACTTCAACAGGGGATAACAAAGCACCTGTTTGGAACAAAATTGAAGACATTTATAATTTTGATTCTGTGGTTGGTAAAGGCAATTTGGTCATTTATGATGATGAGTCAATGACAATCAATGGCACTGATGTTTCATCAGGCATCACTGTTAGAACTAAAAATAACCCCAACGCCAATTCCTTTGATGAATCAGGTTGGATTGTAAAGTGTGATAGGAGTGTGGTAAGAACATCAGCAACTCAAACTATTGAGGGTAACAAGAAGTTTGAAACAAGAATCACTATGCGACCTGGATCTGAGTTATTCTTAGCAAATGGCTCTACCGTTGATTTCACCAACCTTGATCCTCTTCCATAAATAACAGAAAGCTAAGAGTTATGGCACTTAACGATATTCAAATCGCAGATCTTCCCCTTATTCAGGATGTGAATGATGAGGATCTGATTATTATTCATGATGTATCATTAGAATTAACTTTCAAAACCACCTGGGATGGTTTAAAGAATTCTATTGGTACTCTTGTTGAGGGTATTATCTTTCCACTTGGAACGCCATTAGAACCCTCTGTTGCTATTGGTGATTATACTTCTGGGATTTATGGCGAAGATTTTGGACATTTTCAAATTGTAACACAGGGTGTTGATAGGATTCACGTAACACCTTCAGGCACTCAGTATCTGTATAATGGTAATACAGTTATTGGCAATCTTGATGAACCTTGTAGATGGGAGTTGGATGTATATGACATCTCTACATTCCATTGTGATGTCATCTTCAAGGGAGATGTTGAGTTTGAGCAGGAGATAGAGTTTGATGATATTATTGTTAATGGTAATGCAATCATCAAGGGAGATGTTGAGTTAGGTACAGACTGCAATAATGACATTATCATCCATGGAGAAATCACAGCAGACTGTGATATGGATCTCGCTGGAAACATCAATATTGGTGGGAATGCAATCATTGATGGAGATTTGATTGCTGGTGGCAATATTGATTTGGGCACTGATTGTAATTCCACCATCAATCTACATGGAAATGCAACTTTTGATTGTGATGTAAATATTGATTCCAATCTTAATGTTGGTGGCAATTTAGTTGTTGAAGGAAATGAAATTATCCTTGGTAAACCTGGTGGAAATTGTAAACCAGGTGATACAAATATTGATTTAAATGGTGATGCAAATATTCAGTGTGATACTAATATTGGTGGGGATTTAACAGTTAATGGTGATGCAACCATTGGTAGTGGGTGTGGCAATTCTGATATTACACTTGATGGTGCAACAACAATTGAGTGTGACTTAACTGTAAATGGCGAGAACATTATTATTGGTAATCCTGCAACTGGTTGCTCACCTGGTAATGTTATTAACCTGAATGGTGACACCACTATTAGTTGCGATTTAACAGCTAATGGTGATATTTCACTGGGTACTGACTGTAATAATGCAATTGATTTGCATGGTGATATCACTGGCGACTGCAATATGACAATTGCAGGTCCAGAAATCATTCTTGGAACTCCTGGTGGAACATGTGACACAATTGATTTAAATGGTGAGGTATCAATTGAATGTGGTACCACGATTGGTGGGGACCTTGATGTTCAAGGTAGTGTGGATTTGGGTTCAGGAAATTGCTCAACCACACCTATCAACATTCATGGAATCACCACCATTGATTGTAACTTAACAGTTAATGGCGAAGAAGTTAATTTAGGCAACCCCAACAATCCTTGTGTTTCGAACATTATCAACCTGCATGGTGAAACTAATATTGATTGTGATACAAATGTCTCAGGGAATTTGAATGTTGATGGGGACTCAAGTTTAGGTACTGACTGTGGAAATAATGTTGATATCAATGCTGAGTTGCTCGCCCACTGCAATATCACTGGGGATAAGGATCTAAACTTACTGGGAGATGCGAATATTGGAACTGACTTGATCGTTGGTGGCAATACAACCCTTGGTTCTGGTTGTTCTCCAACCTCAAACACAATCATCAATTCCACATTAGATGTAAAATGTGACACAACAATTGATGGAGATTTAACAGTTGATGGTAATATTGAATCTGTTAACGGTATCTTTATTGGTGATGGACAGGGATTGATTAATCTCAATATTCCTGCATCCATGACATTCATGGGCGATATTGATATTTCTCAGAGTCCAACATCACAAGGAATCACCAACCCAAAAACTGGTGATTTTTATCTGAATAATAATGGAGATGGCACAACACCTTCTAAAAATGCTCACCCAGATTGGGTTGGTATTTCTGGTGTATCTGTTACACTCAATCGCCATGTCATTTACACTGTTGAGAATAAGTGGATTCTTGGATCCACAATGGATGTTAGTGGATATGTAACTTTAGGCACTTTCCAAACTATCACTGAAAGCAAAATCTTTGAGAAGAACATCACTGTTGGAACCGACTCATCCAACCTTGCTTTGTTTAAATCTGAAATCATTGGCAATGAAAATGTAAGGTTTGATAAGGACTTAGTTGTTAAACAAAACACAACACTTGGTTCAGGTTGCACAAACACACTAATCATCGATGCAACTACAACTGCACTCTGTGATTTCACCATCAATGGAAGTCTTGATGTTGGTAGATCAGTTGACATCACTGATGACTTGGTAGTGGGTGGTAACACTACACTTGGTAGTGGTTGTGGAGTTTCAACACTCACTGTTGATTCTGCAACTTCATTCAAGTGTGGTGTAGATATTGGCATTCCTGGATCTTGTACAGGAATGTTGAATGTTTATTCACCTCAAACAAATCACTGTGATGTGATTATGAGAAAGGATCTCCTAATTGAAGGGGATACTGAGATGGAGGGTTACCTGGAAGTTGATGGTAACATTACTGGGCATTCAAATCTTGTTATTGATAAGAACGCCACTATTGGAAGTGGATGCTCAAACCTCACAACACTAAACTCAAAGTTAGATGTGAAGTGTGAAGCAAACATTGATGGCGACTTAACTGCTAATGGATCTGTTGATTTAGGAAGTGGGGGGTGCTCAACAACACCAATCAACCTTCATGGTGAAACAACTATTGATTGTGATTTGGATGTTAAGCAAGATACCAATATTGATGGTAGTTTGAATGTTGATGGTTCAGTTGATCTTGGTAGTGGAGATTGCACAACAACTCCTATCAATATTCATGGTGTGGTGAATATTGATTGCAATACAACTGTTGGTGGCAATCTACAAGTTGATGGCAACGGAAATATTGATGGCAACTTAGGTGTAGATGGGAACATTACTGGTGGTGGCAACTTAGATATCACTGGTTCTGTTGATCTTGGAAGTGGAGATTGCACAACAACGCCAATTAATATTCATGGAGTAACCACCATTGATTGTGATACTAATGTGGGTGGTAATCTTCAAGTTGATAAGAATACCAATATTGATGGTAATCTTACTGCTGATGGAACCATTGAGCTTGGAAGTGGAGGGTGCTCAACAACCCCAATTAACATTCACGGACACATTAATGCTGATTGTGATCTGAATCTTGATGGAACTGGTAATATTGGTGGTGATCTCAATTTAAATGGCACAGGTAATATTGGTGGTGATCTGAATGTTGATGGATCAGTTGACCTTGGTAAAGGTGGCTGTGGGGACACTCCAGTTAACATTCATGGAGTAGTAAACATTGATTGTAATACCAATGTTGGTGGCAATCTAAATGTTGATGGTAATGGAACCATTGATGGAAATTTAGGAGTTGATGGAAACATTACTGGTGGTGGCAATTTAGATATCAGTGGTTCTGTTGATTTAGGAAGTGGTGGCTGTGGGGACACTCCAGTTAACATTCATGGAGTTACCAACATTGATTGTAATACAAATGTTGGTGGCAATCTGAATGTTGATGGATCAGTTAACCTTGGTAAAGGTGGCTGTGGGGACACTCCAGTTAACATTCACGGACACATTAATGCTGATTGTGATCTCAATTTAAATGGCACAGGTAATATTGGTGGTGATCTGAATGTTGATGGATCAGTTGACCTTGGTAAAGGTGGATGTACTGACACTCCAGTTAACATTCACGGACACATTAATGCTGATTGTGATCTGAATCTTGATGGTAATGGAAACATTGGTGGAAAATTAGATGTTGATGGTAACATTACTGGTGGTGGCAACATCACTATTGATGGTAATGGAACCATTGATGGCAATTTAGGAGTTGATGGAAATATTACTGGTGGTGGCAACATCACTATTGATGGTAATGTGGTTCTTGGTAAACCAGGTGATTGTAATCAAGACATTCAAATTAATGGAGACACAACGATCAATTGTGAAACCACCATCAATGATGACTTAAATGTTAATGGAGATATCAACATCAAACCAGGCAATGTGTTTGATGGGCAGTTAAAGCATAAACTTATTGCTGGTGATTATATCATCACTAAAGTTGCTGATAATTTCTATAATAACACTGCCCAAAGAACCTTCCATGTTGATGGAACAACTGCTGCCACTGCCAATAAGGTTGCTGTTAGAAATGGCAATGCTGATTTGCTGGTGAGGTATATCCAAAACAACCATGGTAGAACAGAGAGAAAAACTGATGATACCTTCTACTCTACCAGAAGTGATAACTTTGTAAGAAAGAATACTGCTCAGGGTATGAGGGATTCTCTGGATATCCTCACTCAGGGTGAAACAGACGCTCTGATTGGCAAGGGAACCCTAACCATTACTGGAAGAAACGCTCTGAATGGTTCTGTGGTGTTTAGTGCCAATGAGTTCACTAACAAATCCATCAACTTAGATGTAAAACACGATAATGTAACAATTAAGAGAAATGGTAGTGATCAACTTTTTGTTGATACTAGCAACTTAGGGGTTGGTGATGGACAAATCAACTTCAATGCTGGTAATGGTTTATCACAAACTGGTTCTAACGCAACTGCTAACCAAAGTGGTAACACAACTAAAACATTCTCAATCAAACGTCCAACTGGTGGAGGTGGTTTAAATCTTGATGGCAATGGAATTGCTGTTAAACCAGTCACCCTTTGGGGACAAACTCACGATCACACTGGTAATGTTTCTGGTGATATGACTAAAGTTAAGTCTATCACTGGTGCTAATGCTCCACTGGACATTGAAGCAAATGACGGC